AGGCAAAGCGAGCGATACTTGATGTTCTGTCAAATGGCATGGATACGCGCGGCGGCATTAGTAAAAAGTCAGGAATCCCAAAGCATACGATTTATTCAAATCTCAAAAGACTTCGGGATGCTGGCCAGATAGAAGCCGCTGGACTGTCAGGTCAAAGCATCCTCTGGGTTCTATGTAAGAAAACAACGAAAGGAAAAGAACAATGAACTATATGCTACAAATGGCACAGGCCGAAGGCCATAAGAAAAAACTGCCCCAGGCAGCATCAAAGGAAGGAGACATTGGAAGGCGCGGTGGCGTGTCAGGCAAGACAGCTGCGGCAATCAGGAAAAGAAAGGTGTTGGCCGAGGGCGTTCTAAATGAGTCTAAAAATCCAATGCAGGCCAAGGAAGTTGCGGATCTGATCGGATGCTGTCGGGATACCGCATGGAACACCCTACGGAGTATGTTGCTTGATGGCACTGTTTCAAAAACAAGGGTAAGCAGAAACTTAACGGTTTGGGAATTAAGTAAATAAATGCTCTGGGCCTATTGACTATGTAGGCGATAAGCCATAGATTGAAGATAGAAACGAAGGGAAACCCCATGAAATACGAAATAGACCGCCGTTATCCGTTTGAAGCAACCGCCGATAGCGTTTGCCCTGTGCCTGATGAGACATTAGTTTGGCTTTGGTTCGATGCAGGCGTGGCTGAAGAGGGTGTTCTAGCTGGTGGCGTTGGATGGAAAAGTGATTCATATAATGGAATAATCACCCACTTCATGGTTCTGGAATACCCCGCCGAAAAGCACACTGCTTGGCTGAATGTTTATCCCGGTGGCGATAATATTTTGGAGGGTTGTATGCATAGACCTCGGGGTTGTATGCATAGAACTCGGGACGGTGCTGATAGAGATAAAGCGCATGACCGCCTAGCCTGCAAAAAAATCGACTGGTTTGAAGGCGAGGGACTATGACACCAAAACAATTCATAAAAGCCCGAAGCGATTTAAAGCTATCGCAAGCCGCTCTAGGTCGCGCACTAGGGAAAGACACGGGAACTATCAGCAGATACGAACGTGGGGTGTTTAAAATCCCTCTCGTGGTCGAATTAGCAATGGAAACGCTCGCAACACGCGCAGCCAGCAAAACGATTGGATTGTGATATGACAGACCTAAAAACACGGCTGCGAACGCTTAAGGAATATCTACACCGCGCAGGAACGGTTGACGGTAAGTACCTTTCAGATATTGATCTGGCCATCAGTAGAATTTCCGTTTTGGAGTCCGAAATCGAACGCTTAAAGGCGCGGCAAAATAAGGAAACATCATGACAGACGCACCGGAACGGATATGGGCAATAGAACACGCCAAACGCGGGTGGAATGATATTGTAGCGGTAGACGACCCGTCAAAATGGCAAAAGGGAGTGTCGGAAGAGTACGTCCGTGCTGATATTCACGAAGCCCTAACCGCAGAACGGGATGCACTGCGAGAGGTTCGCGACCTTCTATTGCAGCACGCCAATTCCCTCTTTGGTGGCCCTGACTTCTTAAAAGCAAGAAACGCATCGCTACGTGGAGTTGTCCGAAAAGCCAAGAAGACTCTGAAAGTATCCCCACCGACGAAGGAAACCCCATGACCCATAAACAAAACCTGATAGCTTTGTTGGCGAAGGTCGAGGCGGGTGAGGTTATTGTTGCAGATGATCTTTACCACATTAGTGAACATTCTCATCCCGGAGTGCAAGTCTCTTGGGCTTTATCCTTTATGCCAGCCTACAACGGCAGTCTAGACGCAGCTCAAGCACTACACAAGGCGGTGTTGCCTGAATGGGGGTGGCAAATGGACGATTGCAGCGAAGTATCAGTAGATAAGAAAAAGCGTAGAATTTTTGGATATAATCACAAAGGAAACGCCGCACGAGCATGGTTAATCTGCATCATCAAAGCCCTGATAGCGGAGGAAGAATGATGAAACACGTAATAACAGCAATATTCTTAGCAATGGCGACAACGGCACAAGCTGACAACGACTGCGCTTTAATAGAAATTGGCATAGGCACGGCGGAAAAGCTCTATAAGGCTGGCTTAACGCGTGACGAAGCTTTTGATTTACTTGTGCAGTCGCCTGTTGATGGCTTGACGCGAGTACAGCGGTCCAATCTTGTAGAAACCTGGCTGGTGTGGGTATACGATACAAAAGCAACTGCGAAACAATGGAATATTCTATGTGAGGGCCAGACCAATAAAACACGCACTAGCATAAGATAGCGATGTGGTGTATGCTTGCCTAAAATCACGGAGATTAAAATGGCAACGGTAAACATAGTTTTCGCAAAAATTGGTTTTCGAGGCATAGATGGAACATACGCATCATATTTAGCGGCTGGTATTGTATCAGAGGATATAACATCATCCGCAACATCCCAAGCAACAACTGCGGCGGCCACGGAAGGCCAAATGGCACGTATAACCGTAACGGGGGGCAATGTCCGGGTATTAGCCTCCGCCGCCCCCACAGCATTAGTCACCAGCACGTTAGTTCTCGCCGGAACTTCATTTGATCTAGGCGTTGAGGCGGGTGATAAAATCGCAGTAATCGACGGGTAACGGTATGACAGCTTATTCAATCAATAATATGCCATCGACTGCGCTTTCGTATTCTCCGGGGTTATGGGTATCAAGGGGGCTTGTAGATCAGCACTCCGTTGTTCATAAATTTGGGCATAACGCGGCAGTGGGAACAGCATATACCCCCATTGCAGAGGGCGGGGTATGGCAAACGCCACAGCCAGCAGCTGCAACTGCCTTGCGTGTAAAGGCTGGCGGTAATGCTGGCGATACAAACGGTGGCGCGGGCGCATGGGAAGTGCTAGTTGAAGGCATTGGCCCAGATGGTTCATTCATAACAGACATCCTAACCTTGGCGGGTGCATCAGCAAGTGCGGCAACAACAGAAACATTTATGAGAATCACCCGGTTCTTTGTAAGTAAATCGGGGTCTTATGGCACTGGTGCATCGGCGTCTCACCTGGCTGAAATTACAATAGAGAACGCTGCGGGGGGTACGGATTGGGGAACTATACCTCTAAACGGGTTTGCCCGCAGCCAAAGCCAAATTGGTGCATACACCGTTCCACTAGGCTTTACAGCATATTTACAAGGCGTGTCTTTGCAAGTTGAAGCAAATAAGCCCGTCAATGTCCTATTCCTACAAAGAACAAACATTCTACAGGCCGCCCCGCCGTACACGGGTGTAAGAACATTTTTAGAGCTGGTCGGACTTCAGGGGCCTTTTTTACTCCCCTTTATACACCCAATTAAATTTGAAGAACTGACAGACTTTGGCGCAAGGGCAAAGGTTCCCACAACAACGGCAGAGGTTTCCTTAGATATGGAAATTGTACTAGTGAAGAACACAGCATAGGGTAGGGTAGGTATGGCAGCTAAGCTAACAGCAAAACAAGAGGCTTTCGCCCTAAAGTATGTAGAATGCGGTAATGCATCCGAGGCTTACAGACATGCTTATGATGTAGGTAAAGACACAAAGCCCCAAGGAATATGGGTCGATGCTTGCAACACTCTAGCAAAACCTAATGTGAACCTAAGGGTGTTTAATCTACAGCAAGCTGCCCAAGAACGCACACTGGTTACTGTTGAAAGTCTCACAAAAGAGCTTGATGAGGCCCGTAAGATGGCACAGACTGAAAAGCAACCCGCCGCAATGACGGGGGCCACAATGGGCAAGGCTAAAGTTAATGGATTGCTAGTTGATAAAGCCGAAACCAAAGTAGAGGTAAAGCATGACTTTGACCGCGCAGGAGAAAAACTCTCTGCTCTGCTCGCTGCAAGAGATGCCAGAAAGTGAACGTACTGAATTCATTGCAAGCATGGGTGACGAATTATCCTACTGCATTCTATGGGATTGGGAATATCACGCACGGCCAAATCAATTACTGCCAGATGGTGATTGGTCGTATTGGCTAATACTTGCAGGTCGTGGCTTTGGTAAAACCCGCACCGGGGCAGAAGTCGTCAGGGAATGGGCTAAAACAAACCAATATGTAAACCTGATCGGCGCGACAACCGACGATGCCAGAGATATTATGATTGAAGGCGAAAGCGGTATAATGGCCGTATGTCCAAGAAGCGAACGCCCAGACTATATAAAGCACGCAAGAAAGCTTGTGTGGCCTAGTGGGTGTGTGTCATTGATATTCACTGCGGATGAGCCTGAACGACTAAGGGGCAAGCAACACGAAAAGCTTTGGGGTGATGAGCTTGGCGCGTGGCGGTATCCAGAAGCGTGGGACCAGGCTAAGTTTGGATTAAGGTTAGGATCCAAGCCGCAAGCTGTTCTCACAACAACACCCCGGCCAACTAAAATCATGCGTGAACTGGTAAACGACAAGCATTGCCACATTACACGCGGTTCAACATATGATAACAAAGCAAATCTTGCCCCTACATTCTTTAGCGAAATCATCACAAAGTACGAAGGAACGCGGCTTGGTAGGCAAGAGTTGCTGGCTGAATTGCTTGAAGATACACCAGGCGCATTGTGGCGCAGGTCCCAGATAGATGATTTCAGGATACCTTGGTCAGGAGAGGGTGAGCTTAATACGGATGAGATATATAGAATTGTCGTGGCCATAGACCCCGCAATATCCACAACAGAGAATAGTAATGAGACCGGAATAATTGTTGCTGGCATTGGGGAAAATAAACAAGGCAAACACATGGGCTACCTTCTTCATGACGATAGCGGAATATATACGCCGGATGAATGGGGCAGAAAGGCTGTTGCTCTATTCCATAGGTTTGATGCCGATAAGATTGTAGCGGAAAAGAACCAAGGCGGCGATATGGTTGCTCATGTTCTTAAGTCAGCTGGTATGCAGTCTAGATTTATATCGCTTGTTACTGCCACAAAGGGAAAGCAAACCCGCGCCGAGCCTGTCAGTGCGCTTTATGAGCAGGGTAGGATACATCACGTAGGGAAATTTGATACCTTAGAGGACCAGATGGTAGCGTTTACTAGTGACTTTGACACGAAGAAGCAGGGTTATTCCCCCGATAGGGTAGACGCTTTAGTGTGGGCCTTTACCGATTTATTCCCCCGTATTATAAAAAAACCCAATCTTAACCCGCAAAAACGCAAAGAAAAGGCGAGGTTCTTCTGATGATCCACGATAAGCGCATATCCATTGGCCCCAAGCCCATCACAGAAGAGAAAATGGAGCATATCCGCAGGCAATGCATCTACTCGGGCAGTCGGGTTGTGCATTTCGATGTTGATTGCAATGAACCCTATATCGTGATAGAGAAAACCAAACCAGTAATCAGGCGACCCAAAAAGAGGTTTATATAATGATGAATTTAGAGGCAGGTTCTATTAACCGCGTAGCATGTACAGTCGGGATGTCTTATAGGTTCTCCACCTTTTTAGCGTTACCGCCTCTTGTCATTAAATCTCCTTGCAATGAACCCCTGATGAAAAATGGTGGAGTGTGCCACTTTGGAGTAAAGGAACTAAACTTTCCAGACATCGAAGAGGCGGAAATACAATGAGCTCACTATTCAGCAAGCCTAAAGCACCGACCCCAACACCAGTGCCAACCATAGACGAGGCACGCCAGACCGTTGAGGGCAAGAAGCGCAGCAGCAAATTACGTGGTAGGGCAGCTTCCATTCTAGCGTCTACAGGTACAGCAGCAACAGCCGCACGACAGGTGACGGGAACCTAGACCATGCCAAATGAGAACAGCAGCACCGCCCAAATGCTTATCAGTAGACAGGCGGGCATGGAAGGCAAGCGCGGAAACTGGGAATCCTTATGGGAACAAGTGTCTCGATTAGTATTACCACGCGCAGACGATTTCATAACAAAGCACTCCCAAGGCGTACAGCGCAATCAAAACCAATATGATGCGTTTCCAATGGCTGCACTTGATAAGTTCGCAGCTGCTATCGAATCCGGCCTAATGCCCCGCAATACGCTATGGCACAACATGATTACGGGTGACGATGAGCTAGACGAAAACCACGAAGTCAAGTTATTCACCGAAGAATACAACACAATGCTTTGGGAGGAACGCTATTCGCCCAAGGGAAACTATTCATCACAGGCCCACGAGAAGCTTATATTCCTTGGTGCATATGGCACTGGTTGCTTGCTGGTTGAGCCGCGTGGAACGGATGGTATCCGCTACAAGTCGATACACCTTGCCGAGATATACATTCAGGAAAACCGCGAGGGAACCGTTGACACTGTTCACCGCAAGTTTGAAATGACAGCACGCCAGGCGGCACAGGTATTCAAGCAAGACACTCCGCAGAAGATACTTGATAAGATCAACGATAACAAAATGGATGAGCGTTTCGAGTTTTTGCATTGCGTTATGCCGCGTGAGGACTTTGACGCGTCACGCATAGACCAGACCGGGATGCCGTTTGTTGGGTATTACATCTTTATTGCTGACCAACAGGTTATTCGCGAGGAAGGCTACCACGAACAGCCTTATATCGTGTCACGCTATGCCGTATCTACCCGTGAAGTATATGGGCGTTCACCCGCTATTCAAATGCTTCCAGACATTTCAATGCTTAATGAAATGCGCAGAACAACCATTGAAGCCGCAAACATGGCGGTTGATCCACCTGTATTGCAAGCAGATGATGGCATATCAGAGTTTGATCTTACCCCAGGCTCTCGCAATCTAGGCGCACTGGACGATCAGGGCCGAGCAATGGCAGTTCCTTGGAATACTGGTGTTGATGTGCGCCTTGGCTTGGAAATGATGCAGGACACACGCAGTCAGATTGACGACGGTTTCCTTGGCATCTATTTCCGTGTACTGTTGGAAAACCCCAGCATGACAGCGACACAAGCTATGCTTCTTGCACAACAACAGGGCCAGCTTACCGCGCCAATCATTGGGCGTCTGCAATCAGAATGGCTTGGGCCACAGATGCGCAGGGAAAGCGGTATCTTGTTTAGACAGGGCAAACACCCTGAAATGCCTGCAATCCTGCAAGAGTTCATCCGTGATACTGGTAAGCCTTTGCAAATCTCATACCAAAGCCCCATGACACGGGCAGCACGGTCCGAGGAAGCAGTTGGCATTCTACGCACATTCGAAAGCCTTGCGCCTATTGCACAGATTGATCCGGCTGTATTCGAGGTGTTTGACACACAGGAGATTGCCCGCATTGTATCAGATGTTAACGGCGTACCCACCAAAGCCCTTAAATCGAAAGAGAAGCTTGCAGAAGAAGCCGAGGGTAAGCAAGCACAGCAACAACTAGGTGAAGTTCTTGATGCGGCACCTATTGCCGCACAGACAGCCAAGACCCTTGCAGACGCGCAGGCCACTAGCCAAAATACTCCGCAGTCGCTAGGATTGACTTAATAAACACGAAAGGAAACTAAATGATAAAAGATAAACTAGGGGTCAACCTTACAGCAACTGAAATATCTAAGCGTCATGAGATTATGGCATTCCGCAGCCCCGCGATGGAGGCATTTTTCACGCATCAATTAAAGTTGGAATTAGCTATAGTTAATAGCTTTGGTATCAAGCCTGACTTATTGAAAGGAAACTAAATGCCGAATGATTTTATGTTTTGGGCAATGGCCTCCGACCTTTTAAGAAGTAGTTCTAGTTCTAGGCGCAGTGTAAATAGACCCAGCCTTTCTAATCCGACAAACAGTGACGATATGGCAGAAGTCTATGCCGTTCTTGAAACTATGATGGACGCAATGGAGTCAATGGCATCAAGAATTAAAGAGCTTGAAAGCAAAGCCAAATGACCCCGGCAGAGGCAGCAAATATCAAAATGGAAGTAATGCGTTGCTATCGCGGATTGTTTCTTGACGATAAAGGAACCCTTAAACCAGAAGGCGAGGTGGTCTTACGTGATCTTGAGAGGGTAACGGGCTGCACAGTTCACAGCCTACCAACAGATAACGATGGTGCGGTTGATCCGTATCGTGCTGTTGCTAACCTTCAACAACAAAGAACCTATGTGCATGTAAAGAAGATGCTCTATGGTAAAATGACGGAACTAAAACGAGTAACTGAAACCAACCAAAGGAAATAAGTATGAATGATGTAGTCACAGCGGCCCCTGTTGAGGGCCAAGCCGCACCACCCGCAGACACGGGGGTAGCGGCTACACCAGCACCGGCTTGGACAGATGGCCTTGAAGGCGATCTAAAGGGGTATGTCGAAACCAAGGGCTTTACAGATGTAGGCGCATTGGCGACAAGCTATAAAAACCTTGAAAGTTTGCGCGGCGTTCCTGAAACACAACTCTTGAAATTACCCGCTGATATGACAGACGCTGCACAAATGGGGGATGTTTATTCCCGCTTGGGTCGGCCTGAAACCGCAGAGGGCTATACAAATGTTCTTGGCGAAGGCTTTGACACTGCCACATTCAAGGCAGCAACAGCAAAGGCGCATGAGCTTGGCTTATCCGATGGGCAGCTAAAGGGGATGCAGGAAGTCATGGCAACATCCGCGCAAGAAGTACAGGCAGCACAAGACGAGACTGCTTCAGCTGCGTTTGATGCTTGGAAGACAACGAACGACAAGGGCTTCAATGACGCGGTAAAGGTTATGGCGACTGTTGGTATGGATGAAGCACAGCTTGAGGGCTTGCTGGCCGGCGATAAGACGCAGATGTATGACTTCCTTGCGCGTGTAGCTTCTCGATCTTCTGAAGGCCAGGTTGTTCTTGGCGATGCGCCCGGCGACCTTTCTTTCTCCATGACCCCGGCCGCAGCCACAGCCAAGAAGGCCGAGCTTCTAAACGACCCAGTGTTCTCTAAAGCTTATCTTGGCCCCAACAACGCAGAGGCTGTCAAGCGCATCACAGACCTGCAAAAAATAATCTCGAATGAAAAGGAATAGACAATGACACAAAAAGAGATTAGAATGCGCTGTATTGAGGCCATTACAAAAATGGGCATCCAAGCACCTGACCAAGTGATAAGAAACGCTACAAGGTTGGAAGAATGGGTGTCAGCCGCGCAGGAAAAGCCAAAAGCCCCTGCAAAGCCAAGCTCAAAAATCGGCGGATAAGTCTTAGACCCCGCCTGACGCCGAGAAAGAACGGGGCTGATGAAGCCTTAAATCCCAGAGTTGGCCCCGTTTGGATAAGCTGTTCTCGATTGTAACTTAAGCAATCATGGAGGCTGCTATGTCAGCAAACTTACCACAACATTTTGTAGACCAGTTCACGACCAATGTCGCGCACCTGCTGCAAATCAAAGGCGGGAAACTCCGCCCAACCGTGTCAGAGCGTTCACACCAAGGCGAATCCGCTGTTGTTGTTGACCAGTACGGCTCGCTTGAAATGAACGAAGTCGTATCGCGCTTTGCGCCTATGCCCCGTTCAGACGCACCACTCGATCGCGTGTGGGTGTACCCAACTGATTACGACTTGCCACAGATGGTAAGTTCGTTTGATGAGTTGCGCACAATCACAGACCCGCGCGGCCCATTGACAGAGGTGGCTGTTAAAGCTGCTGCTCGTCAGATCGACAATCTTGTGTTCGATGCCTTCTTTGGCAGCACACAAACAGGCAAATCAGGCACAACTGCTGTTGCATTCGATACGACTAATCATCGTGTAGATGCTGCTGTAGGTGCTGCTGCTGATACTGGCTTGAACGTTGATAAGATCATCCGTGCAAAACGTCTGATGAAGGCTGCTAACGTAGACCTTGAAGACGAAATGTGTTATTTGGCAATTACGCCGGAACAAGAAGAAGACCTGTTGCGTCAAACCCAAGTAATCAACACGGATTATTTCACAAGCATGAATAACATGCCCATTCTGAAAGATGGCCGCGTGGACCAATTCGCTGGTTGTAAAATCATCGTGTCAAACTTGGTGCAGTCAAACGCATCATATCGCTTATGTCCAATGTGGGTTCCTTCTGGGATGCATTTGGGTATTTGGAACGATGTTTCGGCTCGCGTCGATGACCGTCCTGACGTTCAAGGTGTTCCTTACCAGCTTTACACAAAGTTGACTATGGGCAGTACCCGCGTCGAACCCGGTCGTGTAATTCAAATCGAATGTACGGAGGTTTAAGTCATGGCTGATATTGACAGCACACTAATCAGCAACCGCGCGGCAACCCCGCGTGTTGCAAACGATCCTTGGAATAACGCACGGATCAAAACAACTGGGCCTGGTATTATCGAGGTTTCAACGGCAGAAGATACCGCCAATGAACTTCGGTTCTTTCGGATCCACTCGAATGCAGTCGTAAAACAGGTACTACTTTCATGTGATACAATTGCAGTCGGGGGGGCAATGGACGTTGGTATTTATCAAACAGACGATAATGGCGGTGCCGTTGTTGATGCTGATTTCTTTGCGTCCGCGCAAGTGGTTACAACTGCTTTGGTAGATAGTAACATTGCACATGAAAGTGCGGTTTACGGCATTGAAGACAAAGACAAACCACTTTGGGAAGCCTTGGGATTGTCTGCGGATTCAAATATCTGGTATGACGTAGTCGGAACCATCACTACAGACATGGGCGGCGCAGGAACACTTGTTCTTGAAGTAACCTATGTTGATGCAGGCTCTTAATGGCCGTTCGTTATTATGGTGTGAGCGTTGGGGGCCAAGACGCCCCTGACGTGACCATCGACACCTCAACAACATCTTCGGATATTGAGTTGGCGGTGGATGACACCAACCTAACGGCTGGCAGCATTACCAAGCGACAGTTTGTCGAGATTGCTATAAAGGCGATTATGCAGGCTGTAAACGAAGACGCAGGTTTATAACGAACAGCCCTTCCCTTTCGGGTGGGGCTTCTTAATAGGCGAGGCTAACAAATGGTTTCCGAAGTACAAATAGCAAACCGCGCGTTGAGCATGTTAGGCGAAGCCCGCATTACATCTATAGACGATGCCAACAAACCCGCCCGGGCCATGAAAGCACGTTTCGACATTCTTCGTGACGTTGAATTATCTGCATACCCTTGGCGGTTTGCGGTTAAGCGCGTTCAACTGGCATCATTAACAGAGGTTCCGGCTTGGGGGTATACAAAGATATATGCCCGTCCAGTCGGTGACTTGAGGCCAATCAGAGTTGGCGGTGCAATCGTTAATTCCCAGACGATAGGCATAAACTTCCAAAGCACAGGTATAACAGGAGAAGAAACGCCGTATGAGATCATCGATGGGAAAATACACACCGATCTTTCGGCCCCGTTGGATTATGAATATATATCTCAAGTTACAGACACGGGTTCATTCGACCCGCTATTTGCAGAAGCCTTGGCGGCGCGGCTCGCGGCAGATGCCGCCGAAGAACTGACGCAAAGCAAGGCAAAGAAAGAAGCTGCTTTATTTACATACGACCGCACGATAAAGAACGCCCGGCAGGTTAACAGCCTTTACCGCCCTCCACGTAGGCGGCAGGCAGGGCGTTGGATGACCGCAAGGATAAACTTCTAGGATGGCTAAAGCTTCCCCCATTATAAGCGCGTTAAACGCTGGCGAGTGGACACCACTACTTGATGGTAGAACTGACATACAAGGGTATTCATCCTCTGCCCACGTTATGGAGAATTACATTCCATCCATCCAGGGGCCAGCTATTCGGCGCGGTGGTACGGGGTTTATTCGTGCAGTTAAAGACAGCACAGATAAAACGTGGCTTGTTCCATTCATTCGCGCAAGAAACCTAGCGTTTCAAATCGAATTTGGGGAATTGTATTGTCGGTTTTACTTTAACCGTGCGCCTGTTGTAACTGGCACAACAACCACAATCACAGGGGCAACGGCGGCTAGCCCTGTCGTCATCTCATCCACAGGCCACGGCTACAGCGATGGGGACGATGTTTTTATATCCGGCATTGCTGGAATGACAGAATTGAATGGCCGTTGGTTTATCGTTGCGAACAAAACCCCGAACGATTACGAGCTAACAACCATTCACGGTGATAATGTGGATGGGACTGCATACACGGCATATTCATCTGGGGGCGTGGCAGATACCCCTTACGAGATTGTTTCGCCTTATTCTGCGGCAGCACTTGAGGGTTCTAGTGGGGAATTGAATATTGATTTCGTCCAGACCGGTGACATTCTGTACATCACAGACAGGTCAGGCACACTAGCCCCTAGGAAGCTATCAAGAACAACCGCGACCAACTGGGCGTTTTCAACACTTGATCCGGGTGACGGTCCGTTTCTGCCCCTCAATGCCACCACTACATCAATGTATGTGGGTGCCGCAACTGGTTCAATTACCATCACAGCAAGCACAAGTGTTTTCGTTGCTGATGATATTGGTTCAATCATTCGTATAGACCAAGAAGAAATAACCGCCTCGGACCCTTGGAAGACAGGTACGGCCTATACAGCGGGCGACTTTGTGCGCTCACAGGGCAAGGAATACGAGGCAATAACAACGGGGACTTCAGGCACATCAATTCCCGCGCATATTACTGGCACAGTAACAGACGGCGGCGTTGAGTGGATATACCGCAGCGCAGGCTATGGCATCGCTAGAATAACAGCCCAAGGTGGCACAACTGCGACAGCCACGGTTTTGACACGGTTTCCCCAAACGCTTATTGGGTCTGGGAATGTATCAACAATCTGGCAAAAGGGCGCATGGTCTACAGTTAACGGCTTCCCGACAAGCACAACATTTTTCCGCGAAAGGCTTGTATTCGCGCAAGGCCAGACGGTTTATATGTCAACATCTAATAGCTTCGAGTCATTTGCCCTTGATGATACGGGTGAGATACTACCCGAAAGCGCAGTAACTGTAACCATGCAGTCAAGTGAGGCAAATGATATTGTAGGACTGACCGAGGCTTTAAACCTTATCGTGACAACAATCGGCGCGGAGTTTATCGTCGATACGCAAACAACGTCTGATCCATTAGGCCCGAACAATATCAAGGTTACACGACAAACTGCTTACGGCGCAAAACCTGTTAGGCCAATTCGTGTTGGTGAGAATGTCTTATTCCTGCAAGCGTCCGGGCGCAAAATTCGTGGCCTACAGTTTTCTTTCGATGTAGATACATTCATTGCCCCCGATATGACAGTTCGTTCAGAGCATTTAACACTATCCACCATCACGGCGATGGTGCGACAAGAAGAACCATACCAAACACTTTGGTTTACACGGGGTGACGGCGTTCTGTTATCCTTTGCCTTTGACCAGACGCAACAGGTAAGAGCTTGGGCGCGTCATTTGTTGGGCGGCACTGATACAAAAGTGGAAAGCCTTTCTGTTATCCCCTCACCCGATGGTGTTCGGGATGATGTTTGGGCTGTTGTTTCAAGAACAATCAACGGATCAACGCGGCGATATGTGGAATATATCAGACCAGAATTCCAAACAGGGGACGCACAAGAGGACGCCACTTATTCAGATAGCGGGCTAACATATGACGGGACAAGTGCAACCACCGTATTTGGCATAGACCATCTTGAAGGGGAAACTCTGGCTGTAATGCAAGACGGTGCGAATTCCCCTGACGTTGTGATAGCAAACGGACAGTTTACAGCGTCATCTGCGGCAAGTGTCATGCAATTTGGACTGCGGTATTCATCGAAATACGCCACGAATAGAATTGACAGCGGCGCGGCTGACGGGACAAGCCAAGCTAAGACAAAGCGTATTACTGATGTAGCCTTTAGGGTTCTAAACACACTTGGCGGCAGTGCAGGACCAGCCGAAGGCAACACAGATGAAATAGGCGGTTTGAACTACAGATCACCTGTGACGCCTATGGGTTCACCACCTCCGTTGGTTAATGGGGATGTTTTGTTATCGTGGCCCGGTGGTTATGAAACAGACGGGCGTATTTGGTATATTAATGATACCGTTTTTCCTGCTACAATAGCCGCAATCATGCCACAGGTTACAACGGAAGAGGCTCGATAATGAAATTCGTCCCGATGAAAGCAGAGCATGCAATGCTACTGGATGTCATAAACGGTGTTGCAGAAGAGATAACACCAGAGATTGCCGTGAACATGGAAGAATGCGGCGGGGTATCTGCCATTGATGATGATGGGAATGTGGTTGCAATTTGCGGGATATTGCCGAAATGGGAAGGCACAGGTGTTGCATGGGCGTGGCTTACAAGAGATTGGCGCAGGAATGCGCGTAAAATTACCGAAGAAGTTCACAGACATTTGGACAACTGCGAATTGAAAAGGATTGAACTTGCGGTTAAGGTTGGATTTGAGGGCGGTTATAAATGGGCTGAACGCCTTGGATTTACCGTCGAAACACCGGTCGCTAAAAACTGGGGTCCGGATAGCGGCGACTATAGAGTTTATGTAAGGTGTAAATAATGAAGATTTATCCATCATGGTCATTACATCCTGACGCATTCACGCAAAAGATTGTCTTTGACCCGATCACAATCGCAACAGCATTAGGCGCGAGTGCCAGCACAGCAGCAACTATTGGCACAGTAGCCACGGTTGCCTCTGTTGTTCTGCCTGTTCTGGGGGCGGTAAAGGGCAATAAAGAAGCCAAGGCGCAAGCGTCAGAGTTTACCCGCCAAGCAACAGAGGCGCGAGTGGCGTCAAGTATTGAAGCTGAAAAGCTACGCCGCAAAAACAGAATCAAACAATCATCTGACCGTGTATCATTTGCCGAGGGCGGTGCTTTGTCTGGTACGGCCTTTGGGGTTCTTGACCAAAACGCAGTTGCGCAGGAGTTGGACGCATTGACGGTAGAATTTAGAGGCGAACAGCAAGGCACGTCTGCTGACTTCCAGGCGCAACAAGCCCGCAAGTCAGCAAGCCCGTTGAATGTATTAACAGCCGGGATAGGTGCCTTAAATCAGGTTGACCCACTTAATTTGCCAAGCGGCGGCGGTTCTGTATTTAACCCTCTATTTGGCGGTAAAGGTTTGGGAGGGTTTACATAATGGTAGAATTTCTAACATCCAAAGCACCAATACAGGCACGGGCCGCTGGACAAGTTTCACGGGCTGAAAGCCAACAGCTTAAACAAGCTGGACAGGTTGCACAGCAAACCGCTAATAACTTCTCCGAGTTTTTTGAAAAGGAAGCGGCGATTGAAAATGAACGTCTGCTTGCCGAGGGACAGGCGCAGTGGGCAAGAACCTATAATGAACGGGCAAAAGATGCGGGCAACGGCTTTGCTAAAGGTATTTCAGGCGAGTATAAGGAATATGTTGCCCAGGTTATGGAGAACTCCCCCGAACGTGGGCGCGATAGGTTAAAGCTTGCATTAGATAAGTACGGCTTGACGCTGGAAACAAAAGCATTAGGCCGCGAATCTGCTGTGAGGGCTGCGGGCAAGGTAAAGGCTGTGGCACAGGCGCGGCGTGATAGGGGCGTAGCTTTGTTCCATGACCCAACTTTGTTATCCGAGTATGCCGCCAAAGACCCGAAGAACGCAGACTTCTACACGAATGTTGCGAATAGTGTTCTTATAAAAGAAGACCCAGAGCAAGTTCTTCAAAATGTACTAGATGGTAAGTTTGACAAATCACTTTCCGCAAAGCAATTACTTGCAACAAAAAAGAACGCCGAACAGGAAATAGCAAGAGTGGCGCGAGAGGCCAAAACTGCACAGGCCGTAGCGGTTAAGAACTTTAGCGTAGCGGCATCCGAAGAGGTTGCTTACGCACAGGCGAACGGTGCGCCGCCTGTTGATAGCCTTATGGAAGGGCCGGAATTTGAAGCACTGCAATCCACAAACCCAGAAGAAGCGGCCAAACTAAAAGAAGAATATGACCTTGCGATAAGCGAAGCGGAAGTCATCCACGGCGTTAATACATCAAGTGCGGAAGAATTACAGCTTTCATTCGATGAAGCGCAATCGGCGGTTAAAGACCCGGGGCGCAGCGTAAAGGATTCGCGGCACCTATCCACACTTGCGAAGGCAATTAAAGATAGGAATACGGCAATAGCCGACGATAGCGCGTCATTTGTTTTGGGAACCTCCGATGAGGTTTCACAGACATTTGCAGCATATCAAGGGGCCGATGCGGAGGATCGGGATATTGCCGCCCGTAACTATGTGTCGGGCCTTGATGAACAATACAACCGCCTTGGCGTTCCAAACAACTTAAGGCGTGTTTTGCCGGAGAATATGGCAGATGCTATTGTGGAGAACTTTAACAAAATGGGGGCTGACATTGTGACCTCATCCCTCAAGGCGTTTAAAGATGAATGGGGCGATGCAGCACCACAGGTTATAGCCGAGCTTTCCAAGGCTGAATTGCCGAGTGAGTTCGCGGCGTCTATGCGTCATTCTGAAAACCCCGGCCTTGCTGCAAGCATTGTAGGGCTTAAAGGCGTTAAGGAAATCGACCTGACCAAAGACCTGCCATCCCTTGAGGTATCAGACGCAAGAAAAGAAATAATCGACAGCCTTGCTTCTTATCGGTCTGCCTTTGAAATAGGCGACACAACAGGCGCGGCTGCACGAACCTTTTCGAATAATTCAGGGATAGCAACCCGACTTGTGTTTTCCGAAATGCGTAAGGGTGTAGAGAAAAGCACGGCCGTTCGAACTGTTTTGGAACAGATGTTCCCAGAGGATATAATCGAAGCCGACAATATGAACCTGATTGTCCCCGTTGGAATTGATAGCGACGACTTGCAACTTGGCCTTGAAATAGCGAGCCGGGAAGATGATATTCGCGCCTTTAACCCAGCACCGCTTGATGATCCGCGCCTGCCTGAATTTGCCGATAAAGAGGTGATGATACAAAGTGCTGTTGATAATGGCATATGGTTAAACAATTCAACGGGTGACGGGGCCGTATTGCATCTTAATATCGGGGGTTATTTCTTGGCTGTTGAAAATGCTGCGGGTGAACCGTATGAGGTTAAATTTGATGCCGTTGAAAGTTCATCTGGTTTAGAGCAACTATTAGGGATTAGGTTTGGATCGTCTGGACAAGAAGGAGTAAGGCAAACAAATTCGGAAAAAACAAATGAAACCACACCCCAAGGGCGCCCCGTTTTTAGGGACTTGACGACAGGAGAAGTTTTTTCAGAAAAAACGGAAACAATAACGGCAGAAGATGGTAGGGTTTTTAATGTCCCAACCGTCTTGGCTGATGGAAATGTTATAGATACAAGCACAAAATCTGGCCGTAAATTGTTGTTTGATACGTTTGAGGGAAATGGATTTGTTGACCCAATAACAGGCGAAAAGCTAAAGCCGTTCGAAACCATATCTGAAGCTGTTCGCGCGGCTAAAAAACGGTCTGGTACAAGGTCTAAACAATGACTGATCCTCTAACGCGCCCACTTGATAACAACCGAATTTTAAGGGCCATAAGTGGGCCTAGTCTTAGCGTATCGCTTGGCTCAAGCCTTGGTGCTGTTTTTGAAACGCCAACAATGACGGAGTTGATGGCGGAAACTGGCAAGCAATTAAACGAAAGAACGGGATTTACACCACAACAGACCGCAGACCGTGAAGCACAAACGCAACAAGCACGAATTACAGGGGCATCACTTGCGCGGGAAATTACACTGACTGTACCCGGGGATGATAGGGACGCGCTAATTCAAAAATACGAAGACGTGCAACGCAATCAGGATCTATTTGTTTCATCACAAGTTCAAGACAGCATTGACGCGGGACGGTTGCAAAGCAAAGAGGCATTGACCGAAAAGCATAAAGACTTGGGCCTGACGTTTGATCGTGAAATGTCTACTGGAGAGGCTGATATACTGGCACAAAATAAACGTGCTGAAATAACCCGCAATGCGATTATACAGGCAGGGCCACAAGGTCCAGTCGCAACAGGCTTGAAGTTTGGGGCAGGGCTTGCGGCTATGGCAACAGACCCGCTTGAAATAGCAACCATGTTTATCCCTATTGTTGGTCAGGCTGGCAAGGTTGCCGCTGTGGCGCGGTTTGGCCGTGTTGGTGGGCGTGTGGCGGTCGGGGCCATTGAGGGCGGTGTGGGCAACGCTTTAACCGAGCCTTTATTCTTTGGCCTGTCTAAACAATTACAGCTTGATTACACAATGTCAGATGCCTTGCTAAACATTGGCCTTGGTGCAGCATTTGGTGGCGGGATTGGAACTGTTAGCGGTGTGTTATCGCGGGCAGATGTTCCAGAAGGAATTGCTGGAATTGCTGACCCAAAACAAACCCCTGTCAGTGAGCGCGTAAGAATAGACCCTGAAATAAACCGAGAGGCTTCCAACATAGCCCTTCGGCAGTTTGTTAACGGGCAAAAGGTAACTGTTGCCGAACTTTCACAGCGGGCAAAGTTAAAAAGTTCAACCACATTAGCAACGGTGTTGGGTGTTGAAAGCCAGCCTAGCGCAAAAATAGAAATACCACAGAAAGCCCCTGACGCCGAAATATCTAAATCAGGCTTTGACCCTAAAATAGTATTGTTTCATGGGACCGACCAAAAGTTCGATCAATTCGATATAGAAAAAAGCGCGGGTGGTGGCATCTGGTTTACAGATAAAAAATCATCTATCGAGGCTGGAGAAGTTGGTGCAGCTGGAACAGGTAGAGTAATAGATGCGCGGGTTCGCAAAGGTCTAAAGTTTGCTGGCTGGGACGAATACGACAAGTTTTCAACAGATGAGTTGATAAATCAGGGGTTTGGCGGGGTCAGGCTTCCTGATGGCGATGAAATAACATATGCGATATTTGACACAAAAGATATTGCAATAATTGAACCAAGCGGAAAAGGGAAAACTCTTGAGTACGCCACAACATCACCACAGACCGCACCGGAAATAGCTACAGCCCTTAAGAACAGAAAAACAAATGACGCTAAGTTTTTAGCTAAGAACGCGGCGAATACAATCCCATTTGAAGACGCAAAGGCGGCAAGGCAATTTAATGAAACTGTAAACATAGACCGCACAAAACCAGGCTTGGTTCAAGAGGACATTGATATATTTGACGGCATGGTAAAGCAGATTGATGAAACCGAAGGCTTAACCGTAGAGCAAAAGCAATTGCTTGATGACGTGACCGCAATGGAAGAACGTGCTACGGCTTACGCAGACGTATCAAAAATAGCTGCAACCTGTCTGGCGAGGACATAATGGCAAACGAATGTTTAGAAATAATTACCGAGGCAAACAAGGACAGGCTGTCAGATGATGAGCTTGTGGGGTTGCTGGAGGATTTGCAGGACAGCAAGAAGATGGTTTCCGGCAATCTTGGCGTTGACGCTATTGAAGCCGCTATGTTTAAGCGTGGCGAGGCCATTTCTAATGACATAATGCTTGAGGCTTTGAATAAGAAGCGCATGGCATTAAAAAATATTACCCTTGAAAATAACATCGTAGCTATGGCGCGAGAAGCTGACGAGCTTGTGGATGATCCAGCACTTGGACTGCAAGCGGCAATAGCGGGTGTTAATGCCCCGATTAGTGGCGCGTCCAACTCAACCGCTGCAAGGTCGCGGGCCATTAATGACTCATGGCTTGGTGCGTTTATTTCAGATTTGGGCGATGCAGGTGTGCAGGTTCAATTCAATTCAATGAAGTCAGGAAGCCAACTAGAGCTAGAGGTTGGTCGGGTTATTGAATCTTTGAACACGCCAGAATCCAAAAGTAAGCTTGATGTAAGTGCTGACGCGATGGCGATCGGCAAGCTTATCCATAAATACCAAGAGCTTCAGCTTAACAGAAAAAACCAAGCGGGCGCGTATATCAGGCGTCGCAAAGGCTATGCTGGAAGCCAGCAACACAACCCCCGCAAAATCCTAAACCAAGGCGGCGGCAAAGAGGGCGTTAAGTGGAAAGCCGACCACATGGCCAGCCTTGACTGGGATGCAATGCGCGTACCCGCCGAAAAGCGTCAAGAGTTCTTAGATAAAGCACACGAGTTTTTGCGCCGTGGTGAACCTATTCCTGACAATATAACAGACTTTGATTTCAGATTTACAGGCAATGGAAGCATCGCCAAGCGGTTAAGCCAGCACAGGGTTTTTGTTTACAGAAGCTCTGATGCAGCTTTAGAAATGAATGGGCTTTATGGATATGGAACGCTCAAGGATGGGTTTATTGCCGATACAATGATGAATGCCCGCGCGGTTGCGTTGCTTGATACACTTGGAGACGATCCAAAAGCAATGGCGGAACGTGTCAAGGCTAGATTATCAGATGAATTTCGGGGTGATGACGCGAAACTTGACAAAATACAAGACAAGGGCGCACGGGTTGTAACTGTTGACGCATTGCTTGCAGAGGTCACTGGTGACGTAAACCTTGGCGCACAAACAACAGCCGCTGTTGTGATGGCGAATATAAGGGCGGTTAAAACCCTTTCGGCTTTGGGGCGTGTTATTCTTTCTGTACCTGGTGACATTTCATACATGGCGGCTAATAGAATATATCAAGGCCAATCTATGATGGGTTCTTGGGGTGATGCGTTCAGTGCATTATTCAAGGGCATGGAGGGCGGGGAAAAACGCCAACTTGCTCAACAGTTAGGTGTTGGCATTAACGGAATGATTGGCGATATGTCGCGTGGGTTTGGTGCGCCTGACCAACTTGATGGCAAAATGTCGCGTACAATGTCGTTATTCTTCAAACTGAATGGCTTGAACTGGTGGACAGACGCGAACCAGCGCGGGGCAACCTATATGATTTCGAATGATTTGGCAATCAATGCCACGAAGTCATTTGATAAGGTGCCTCCGTCATTACAGCGCGTTCTTAGAATATACGGTATTGATGCGAAGAAGTGGGAAGTCGCGCGACTTGCTATTAAAAAACTTGATGACGGCAATGTTTATATGATGCCGGGTGATGTTACCGATGTCAAAGGTGCTGTGTTTAGCGGATTAAGCGAGCCACAACAAACAAGACTGAAAACGGAAGTGCGGGAAAGCCTGTTTACCCTATTGACTAATGAGGCAAGCATTAGCGTTCCTGAACCTGGGGCGCGTGAAATGGCAATCATGCGGCGCGGGTATCGGCCTGATGAACTTGTGGGTCAGGGCTTGCGGTCTATGTTCCAGTTTAAAGGGTTTGGCGTTTCTGTTCTTTCGCGGGTAATGGGGCGGCAAGTTTACGGCACAGGTGCCAAAACACTTGGAGAGGCTTTAATGCGGGGGAATGGTGAGAATCTTGGCCTTGTAAACGCAATTATTGGTATGTCTGTTCTGGGTTATTTCAGTATGCAGCTAAAAGAGACGAGCAAAGGAAGAAGCTTACGGCCCGCAGATACCAGCACTTTAATTGCAGCTATGGCGCAAGGCGGCGGGCTTGGTATCTATGGGGATTTCCTATTTGGGGAATATAACCGATTTGGCGGTGGCCCACTGCAAACCGCTGCGGGTCCAGTTATTGGCACAGCTGCTGATCTGGTGAGCTTGTTGCAAAAAGCGCGTTCTGGTGACGAGGATGTGAGGGGCGATACATTGCGGATTGTCAAAAGCAATATTCCATTCGCAAACCTTTTGTTTTTAAAAGATGCGTTGGACTACATGATATGGTATCAATTACAAGAAATGATAAACCCGGGTTACTTGCAGCGTATGGAACGCAGGGTAAAACGTGATAACGGTCAAACTTACTGGTTGCCACCAAGCGCAACCGTTAAACGCGGAGGCGGTTTTAAATGACAATCGGAAAAACAGGTAACAAGGTTCAATACAACGGGGATGGCGGCACTCTTCCATTTGCTTATGAGTTTCGTTTCTTTGATGACACTGACCTTGAAGTTATTCTTCTTGACGCAAGTAATGTTGAAACCGTCCAAACCTTAACCACAAATTACACGGTTTCTAATACAGGCACGGAAGCCGGCGGCACAGTAACAATGATTGTTGCGCCTGCCGTTGGTGAGAAGTTAACAATAGTCGGGGCTATCCCAGAGACACAAGGCACGGATTACACGGGGAACGATCCATTCCCAGCTGAAACCCACGAAACGGCCCTTGATAGGTTGACGCGCATGGCACAACAAACAAGCGAAATATCCGAACGGTCACTTCGGGTTACTGCATCTGATACGGCATCTCTTGAAATTCCTTTTGATCGGGCCAGCACCTTCCTTGGTTTTGATGCCTCTAAGAACCCTATAGCTATAGCGGGAACTGTCACGGAAATTCCTGTCTCTACATTTATGGCGACTGTCTTAGACGACGAAACAGCGGCAGCGGCGAGAGCAACACTTGGGGCAGGCACGGGGGACGGAACATTAGATAATGTGGCAGACGATACAATGCCGCAACTCGGCGGTGCCTTGGACACAAATTCTTTCCCGATTGATGAATCCAAAGGTGCGGATGTGGCAACGGCAACGGAAGCCCTTGTTTTACGCGACGGTAATTCGTTTGATTTCACAGGCACAACAACAGTTGCAACCATTGAAGATACAGCGGACGCTTGGCCTGTAGGGTCTAAATTCAGAGGTAGGGCTATCGGCATCTTTACCTTTACGCATTCCGCTAATCTGCAATGTAAGACAGGGGCCGACATTACGACAGCCGCGGGGGATACTTTCGGGTGGGAAAAATATGCGGCTGGTGCTTGGCGTATGTTTGATTACCAACGCGCGGACGGATCCGCGTTAGGCGGCGGTAAATGGGGATACGAAAGCCTGGAAACAACTATTGTAAAGGGAAGTCCTATTTCATTCACACACGGGCTTGGGGGGCGAGCTAAAAACATGGAATTTTCCTTAATTTGTAAAATAGCAGAGTTTAACTATTCCGTGGGCGATGAAGCATTTGGTCCCCATCCAGCAAGCGCCAACCAAGGAATAGCCAAAGTTATAGACGGGGACACAACAGTTAGGGTATTAGTGGCGAGTATTGTTACCGTTTCAGATAAAACCACTTTCGCGTCCTCAAATATAACGGTGGCAAATTGGAAACTTATAATGAGAGCGAGCTTATAATGGAACAGCGCGAAATTCACGCTTACAAGTTAGACGGAACATATGCAGGAATGCACGTCGCAACAGATGAGCAATTCAATGCATTAGCACAAAAACGCGGTTTGGTTGAGGGCGTCAAGCCTACTATGGCCGTATCAACAGACCCGCGCGACCACAACCTGTCACCCTATCAATTTAACAACTTCATGGACGACAACGGCTTTGATGTAATCGGTGCGAACATCATCACAGCGATTGCAACCACAGATAACCGTAAAGCCAACCGTATTAAAAATGAATTGCGGCACCGTTCTACATACCGCTTTGAGCGAGTGCTGTTTTTCTTAAATAGTCCAACGGTTAAGGCGTTGATCCCAGATGATGTGGACCTAAGCGAAGCAACCCTTGCCCCGCTCTGGTTAGCGGCAAAGGATACTTGATATGAACAGCATGGATAATTCTGCGTAACAAGAAGAAGTGCGATCGAAGAAATGAACAATCTATTCTATAGGAACAAAAGCAAGACACGAAACCGGCCTGTGACAGTTTATTTATTCAGCCAAATATCCAACGGGATTTTTGCAGTTTTCGGGCCTGATTACATTGGGCATATTTACAGCGGCGGCCAACCACGGCCGGGGCAAGGTAAACGCACCGGAACAGTTCGCCACGATGATTATGGCAATGGCGGACGCGCCGCAGACGTTCATATTTACCACAAGGACACAATGGACCAAGTTGTCGGGTCTGACCTCGCGCCACTTGCTCAATATTGGGCCGCAAAAAAGATAGGCGGGGTGGGCTTGGAAATGCGCGGCGGCGGCATTCATCTTGACGAATGGGCCAAGCCACCATCGAAGCGGGCCGCAATGTTCTGGTATTATAAATACGGTGCAGGAACACAGGCGCGTGTCGCCCAAATAAAAGCCGTGTCAGACGGGTTACGAGGGATTATGCCACCGTTGTATGTAAAACCGCGTCAAAGCCTGCTATCGTGGCTTAAATCGGCCATAGCGGGTAAACTTAGGAGAAAGACATGAGACGCTTACTGGAATACATCAAATTGAAGTCATTAACGTGGTGGATGTCGTTTACACCGCTTGCGTTAGGGCTGTTTTTGGCTTTTCAAAATATGCATGGGTTGGCCGAATGGGTTGCTGTTGTCAATTCTCTTACAGGCAACGTGCAGCCGTTTATTCTTATTAACGGCGGGCTTGCCGGAATTGGTTTGAGGAAGGCGGTGGGATAATGCCCTTATGGATACTTGGCATATTTCAAAGCAAGCTTGCCCGCCAAATAGGCGCGGCGGCCTTAGCTGTTGGCGCAATATTCCTTGCAGGATATAAGCTTGCAACAGGCCATGAAAAGACAAAGAAGCTTGAAGAAGCGGCAGATACAAATGAAAGGATAAACGATGCGGATACTGGCAAAGGTGATGCTAATGCTGATCGTGAGTGGTTGCGCAACCGCGGGAAGTCTTAAGGTCCTTTGTGACCGGACAGCGGAAAGCCGCAACCAGCACGCAGAAGCCTTGGGGATTGATGGGGGGGACCTATCAGTTTCAACAGGCCGCGTTTTGATTTCACAAATTGATGCAGGCTGCAAAGGAATATGAATCTTGCGCGAACGGCAAAGTCGAGGCTATCGCTATAATTGTGTATAGCGTATAAGATGCTAACTATTAGATAGATGTACTTTTTTACAATCGGGGCTTAACATGGGTGAGAATAACAAGGACTTAACAACCCGTGGAACCCCGGCTGAAACAAAAGAAGATCATAATCACATATGGTCGGGCGTTGGTAAAGCGCATGTAATGTTTGAACAGTGGCAAGAAGTTTTAGATGGCGTCAAAAAGGCAAATGATGGATGGTTTGTTGTCAAGTTTCCTGTATTCGTGTTCAGTAACTGGAAGGTTTTAGCAATGGGATTCGCTGGCGGTATGGCAATGTTTGGCAAAGAAATCCTTTTGGCGTGGGGGTATCTGCAATGATTACACGAATAGCAGAGGCTTGTATTGTTGGTTGTATGACACTGGCTGGCCTTGGTGCCGGGTCTCTTGTTGGTGACTATATCGAAAAAGACACAGTTGGAATGCGGCTTATATCCATTGAATATGAGGATGGAATGGTCACGCAATCGCATAGGGTTTTCGGGTCTGATATTATTCAAGCAACTTGGGCGGCTAACGTCACGCGCGGACGCAGATATGTTTGCAGCGGTGGTGGCTTTGGTATTTATGAACAAGACAGCGTTTTGACAATGAGCCTAGATGAATGGGTTGGCGATGACTGCCCTGAACTTGAAAAAGGTGATAAGCTAAAGGCAAGCTGGGAATGGTCAGGCGATGATGGCATTCGATACCAGGTATCCGGCATGGTTGTTGTTTCGGATTAGGTTCTTTCCTTCCAATATTGTTCTATTTCTTCATGCGTTATATCGGGGTTTCCGTATATTTCAGCATAGACAGCGGGGATATATTCCCAATCTTTGCCGTGCAGCTCTATCCACATGGCCTTGTTTTGGTGGATTGCTATATCATCGTGGCCTATCAAACCTTGATGGATGCCCTGCCATAGCGGGATAACATCAAAGTGCGGTGCTTTCCGTCCTGCATAGCGTTCTATTCGATCGCAAAAGCAATGATGCCGGATCGGGTGATAGCGGCCAGTGATAACACAACGCAATTGGCCAACGGCATTCAGGTGCATACGTTCCGCGCGGGTGGCTGGCTTTTTCTTGCCGCCTTTGCCTGACTTGAAATTCGTCGTTACTTCGGTCATTCTTTTTCCAAAGCCTTCACCGCGTCTTTGTGCATTACAATCTTGGCGGTTTCGTCTTTGCCAATCGCCACAAGGTAAACACTGCAATCATCGCCGCCTTCCCTTTCGGTTGCGGGCAATGGCTCAAGTAATTTTACCAACTTGCGCAGTCTGTGCGTTTCTAAATATTCCATTTATCCCGTTCCCGCTAAGTTTAACATATCGTCATTCTCCAATAGTTGTTTTATCCAGTTTTCCACGGCAGTTACGCTTGCATGAAAATGCTTATGCCCCATCGCCGCCTTTGATTGGCTGTGAGGCGTGATACAAGCTATGCAGGGTCCGCTTACGCTAACAATGGCATAACCATGATCCCGCCGCGCTCTACGGGCAACCTCAGGGGCTTGTGAGAGTGCCTGTTCATGGGTTTCGAATACAATCACATCATTGTTGCAGTATTCCGTTTTGATAAGCGCGTGTTTGCGTAGCGCATCGGCTGACTTTGCAAACGGCATTTCGGACAGGCTTTCGGGCAGGGTTTGGAATAGATTGTTTATTTCAGCAAATGCCCTGCCGTGTTCCTTGTCGGATCTGTCTGCAATGTCCTTGCGCACATAATCCACGCGGAAATGCTCGTTTGTATCAAGTGCGCCAGCGGCGGAGAATGTAGTTTTCCCCCGCCCCTTATGTTCTATGGTTATGCGCTCAGGTGCGGTCATTACATCCCCAAGGCTTCGCGGTAGAGTTCCAAAATAGCCTCTTCTTCTGAAATTTCCTGCGGGTCTTTCTTGCGCATGGCTATCAGCTTGTTCAAAACTTTTACGTCATATCCGCGCGATTTGGCTTCGGCCATGACTTCCTTGCGCTGGTCTGCAATATCAGCCTTTTCAGCGTCAAGACGTTCTGCCCGTTCGATGAATTGCCGTATTTCGGCACTTGTTGCCCTGTATGTTGAATCGTTCATTGTGTTTCCTTATTGTGAAAAGGGCAGAAGCCCAAAATATACCGAAATGTGTGCCCAAACTGTTATGCCAGCTAAGAACCCTAATCCCCAAGCAAAACCCTTTGAGATTTCGCCAAGGTAAACACCGAAAGCGTGTGCTGCGACGGTGATTGCACGACCTTTTAATATCAGTTCTGACATATCATTTCCCTTGTTGGTTATGCAGAGTTCTTTGCATCGGTTAAAATTGAGGCCGCTAAATCATTAGCACTGCAACCATCGGGTGCGTTGTCGGTTAACCATTTAAATAGAGATTGATCTACATATAGACGGTTAACCTGTGCGTTTTTCGATGCTTCGGTGTAGTATACCTTTTTACCCCGCCAAGTACCCCGCGTTATTCCCAAATAAATTGATGGCGCGGTCACGCCGCAATGCGCGGCAAGGGCTTTCAGGCTTGGAAAGTCTTCGTCCCCGTAGCGGACTGGTTTGCAGGGGCGGCTCATGCCGCTTTGCCTTCTTGGCTGTATTTTTTTGTTAGTTCCGCTTTGGCCGTTTCAATTTCCGCAAGGAACGCAGACACGGCCGTTTCGATTTCTACAATTCCCGCAGAGTCACGGTGCACGCGCTGGATATGTAATTGCATTTCGTCAGGGAATGTCGGATTGAATGAAACAAAGTCGCACCAAACCCGACCTGTGCAGGCCATTTGCCACTGCATTTGCAAGCTGTATCCACGGTCAATTTTACCGCCCAACAGGTTATTGATGTGCTTTGGTTGTTGTGGGCATTTAATCTCTATCAACCCATCGTCACCGATTAACCCATCGGGGCTTGCGCCTGTCCATTCAATTGACGGGTGGTCAATAAATCCAACTTCATCAATAGATACACCTGAAACCAACTCATAGAACGCTCTGGCTTGTGGCTCTGTGTCCGTTCCGTGCTGCATGGCGGCACTTGTGAAGGTTTCGGCAACCTTTCCTGTCAGACGCTCGCAAACAAGCTGTGCAAGGTAATTTTGAAACCCTGCCGTTGTTGGTTTCATCAAAACGTCTGAAATCTTAGACGCCGTTACCTTACCCGCGCGGGCGGCGAACCATTCTTCTGTTCCCTGTTCCATTATTTTGCACCCTTTTCTTTGATTGTTAAGTTCAGGCGTTTCATTGCGCTTTCCAACTTGCTCAAAGGAAATTGCTCCAATGTATCCGCGCCGTATGCCTTCAAAACTGTGGTTACAGGCGTTCCAGACTTTTCAATCAGATTCCGCAATTCAATGAACTGGTCAGCACTTATCAATGCATATTGCTGATTGCCGTCATTATCTTCACCCGTTGATAGGTTCCAAATCATCTTGTGCATGTATCTACGCCCATAGGTTGATGTCGACCCAAATCCATGCGTCTCTGTCATCATACGGTTGCCTTTTATGCCAAGGCCAGAACGGGGTATTTCAGATTTGTATTCCCGACTGTGGCCGTCCTCATGTGAGAGAATGCAGGTTATTCCATCGTACCCGTCTTGTGTGGCAATAAACGTTCCAAATGAGGGTGCAAACCCATGCTTTCCGTAGATGGGTTTGATTTGGTCAATTAGGTCGTCAAGCGTTTCGTAATCCGAATTTGTCTGGTTGTTTCGTGCATTCTTTCCAATCTTTGGCATTTCAAGTTGTGCCGCAACTATAGCCTTATTGAAGGCCCGTTCTGCCGTCCTATCTTCCATGTCAAGCCGCATTTGTAGAAGCCGTTCCATTTTGTCGATGTCGGCGTCTGGGTGCATTGCCACCCGCTCAATCATTGCCAGCATTGGGTCGACAGACACTATTGTGTTTAATTCAGTATTGCCACTTTCCGCGTTTTTGTGTAGTTTTTGTTCCATTGGCCATTTTTCCTTTCGTTTGGCTAATCAGGGGTCGAGGGCGTTGTCGCGCCGCTCCCCCACACCCTACAGTTAATTTAGTTTCTTCGCAAGCCTTAAATTCGGCCCAGCGATAAAAGGGAAATAAAATCGCCGGGCCTATTGATGCGACAAAAGGGAGGAATCGCGCATCAAATTCTTATCCTCTATTGGGATGTGGGGGTGGACCCTTCGTAAGCGATTTGTAACTTCACCAACTCTTTTTTATCGCTTGCAAGTTGGCGTTCGATTTCGAGGCTTTCTACCCCGTCTTGACTGTCGGCAAGACGCTCATTGCGGCGTCTTATCCGCCACATTAGATTGCCGATCTCTGCATCCTCATGGAACTCTTTAAACGGGTGCCTCATCATCCTATCCTAACCTGTGTCAACACAAGCTTGTCGTGGTAGGCTTGGGCTGCGGCTTTGGAGGCTTTTTCGGAACCAACGTCTTTTGCAATAACTTTTGACCCGCACCGAACCAAATAAGTTTTTGTGTTATCAAAATAGTCAATAACATAACGCCCAACGACTGTTCTACTTTCGATGCTCCAACCCTTAGCTAAATATGGTCTACGCTCCTCATATTCAGTTTTTTCTGACCAAACCAGCGGCTTGACCTTCACCCGCGAGGCAAGGGCTGCGGGCTGGTCGGTTTTGGTCGCTTCGAGTTCTGCCGCACAAGTTAGGCGATTTGCTATTTCCGCAGATATATCACGGCCAAAATTGCTTGATAAAAATGACGGGTCATTTGGTATGCCGCTAAGACGTATCGAAGCACCCATTTTCATTAACCTTATAGCCTCATTAATGTGGTCGTTCGTCGGCACCATCGCACCTTTGGTTTTATCGGTCATTTTCCGTCTCCGTTCTTTGTTTCCCAGACTTCTTCGGCACCCATCGTCTCTCGCAGGTATTTCTCTACGTCGTCAGGCAGGGGTGGATCGTCATTATGCGTTACTTTCCAAAAGCCGTTTGGCTTGGGCAGTTCGGCTAGGATTGCGTCAACGGCCAGCGTTGCCAGGTGTTGCGGATCTGAACCTTGCCCGGTTATCGCATCGGCTGCGGTTTTGATGAGGTTAGCGCGGGTCATTTGATGGCCCCCAATGCTGCTTTAATTGCGGCCTCGTGGGTTGGAAAGGTTCCAACCTTATCACCGCCTTCGCCATCTGGGATGACCGCAACATATATCTTTGGCCCTTCAATCAGTGTCCCTAGTTCAACAACCGTTCCAATTGGCTTTTGGTCTAGACAGTAGTCTGTTATCGGGCTTAAATCGTCAGGTCTGGCCCCTATAATGTCATAGTCTGTTTCGAAATAAACGTGTTCGTACGGCTTGACCTTCATCCGCTTGTCGGCATTCAGGAAAGGACGTAGGGCTTTTACAACTTCCATCGCCCATGCTTTATAATATATTGGCTCATAGGGTTTTAGTGCCATTGCGCCAATCTCCACCAGTTCGGCCTCGTTGGGGGTGGCTGGTCTAGCGTTAAGTAGCGCAACGGCGTTGTGGCCACGAAATATCTTGCGTGACAAAATACATTCCGCTTTAGGGTGTGACACGTACCGCGCGCCACTGTCATTCACGCATAAATCTAATTCACCCCCGCAAAAGGGGCAGCACTTAAGATTTTCCATGATTACCTCCCATCTGACTTAAGGCTACCTTGTGGGCATCCTTCCACGTCCTTCCCTTTGCTATTTCGCGCGGCAAGCTTTCAGAACACTTAAACTCAATAGATAGCGCCTTTGCTGTTTCGCCAGACAGGTATCTAACAGCCACGTCTACAGCTCGATCAAATGTCATTTTAGCATTCCTGCGATTGCGCGCTTGCTCTACTGGCGTTGCCCATCGACAATTGTTTGGTTCGTAATTCCCATCATTATCGGTACGATCAAGAGTCATTCCATTTGGCCTGGGTCCCATATCGGCAAGGAACACTTCAAAGCTTTCTTGCCATTTCTTGCAAACGGTAATCCCCCGCCCTACATGCTTATTGTCCTTGTCGCGATCGATGTACTTACATCTAGCGCGCATAGCCGCCCACGATCTATATTCAGGAGTTTCGCCCAGATAACTGCTAGCGTGGCCGTGTTTCCATGTCCGCCCAGAGCGCTCACTCCACGGCTTTAACTCTGTTGTATCGGTCATTTCGGGTTATTCCTATCCATCCAGCTTTCGCAATCTGTACCCTCTGAATTATATACGGCGGGCCTTTCATGGGGTTCTGCCCACCAAGGCAGGGGAATCTCGCAAATTGGGCGGGTGCCTCCTCTGTGGTGCAAGCAGTTTTCGCAGCTTTGTTTTGTATCGGTCATGGCTTTACCTCGATTATTTTCAAGTTTCTTGGGTCTGGGCTTTCATGGTCTGTCCCAGTAACGCGCCCATAGTCACGGCGGTTATATCGGTTCACTTCTCTCCCGCCGGGACTAATGCTGAATACGGTTTCATGGTCTGTCCCCGCACCGTGGATGCCGACAATTTCTACATACTCACCCCCAAGGGTTTCGTAAGTTTCGTCAACCTTAAACATGCTTTTATCGGTCATTGTCTGTCCTTTCGGTTTAGACGCTGCAACATGGTTTGGAACGTCCACGTAACAAGTGCAGTCGTTGCCTAGATCGCACTTTGAATACAGTAGGTTTAAATCAGGGCATTTGGTGTTGGTCATGATTTGCCCTCCGCTTTGGCGGTTGCCTCATCTTTTGCTTTGATAAACGCCGCGTATGCTTTACCCTTGGGGCCGTTTTTGCCGCCCCTGTCAGCTGGCATGGCTTCGTAAATATCGTACAATTCAAGTGCGTATTTCATACAAGGCGCGGCTGCTATTAGGTGGGCGTCTGGGTGGTCTATTCCTGATACATCATAGCGATATACAGACCGCGCTTTTCGTGCCATTCTGTGCCCAACAACATCGGGGTTTCCCACTTCAAATTTTAGAAGGTTTGTGGCATCTATCATTCGCTCATCGGTCTGAAACCTTGGCCCATTTTTTGCAAATGTTATTACAAATTGTTTGCCATGATTGACCGTTTGCAGTCGCAAATCATCGGGCGTCCCGCCCCATTCCCAAGGCCCTTTTGTATGTTTCATTCTCTTCCCTCTAAATAAGGCCCGATTACCGCAGTAAAGCAGACGATGATAAACACTGTGAAAGTTGCAGCGGCGTATAGTTCAAGATGGGTCATGCTTCCCTCTTATCTTCAATGGCGTTTTCAGCCAGTGCTTTTGATGTAGCGATAAGCGGGTTTACGAAATCAAGCGGAATGCTGTATTCACGCCCCTTTTCGATAAGCCTGCCAAGGTCGCGTTGAAATTCAGCTGTTCTTATGGATTCCACAGACGGTAATCCGGCAATATGGGCGTCGGCCAAATCAAAACATTCTTCAAGAGATATGGCCTTTGCCGTGAACGTTCCAGAGCGCACGTTTTCGCCCCATACTTTTATAAGAAATGGCTTGTTAGATTCTGGATAAATAAAGCAATCAGGTTCTAGACACTGCGTTTCCATTTTGTCATTCATGGCTGTGTGCAAGGCAATCAGCTTTGCGGGTATGTCTTTCGTATCCATTTTGTATTCCCTTTCGTTAAGTTGCGCGGCAGACATTGACAGTTGCCCGCCGCGGTAATCGCTACGCATTCACTCGTTACAAAACTTTCAATTCGTTTAAATAGCACTCATCCAGATCACCCAGCCATTGCGGGATGTCAGATGCAAAGAAATAACCGTCCATTAATGCACGCACCATATCTTCGGTGACATCGGTTGTGGTTTCCGGCAGGTTTGTCCCGGCGTCCATTGTAATGTAAAAAACGCGGAACGGCTCGCCGTCTTGCCCGTGTGATAGCATCTGGTCAATGGCGTCACTTTTAGATACCCCGCGAATTTCGCTTAGGTATTCAGGCGATAAGACCAAGTATAAATCTGTTGGTAGTTTAAACATGTTGTTTCCCTTTCGTTATCGTCAGTATAGGGATTATAAAAGCCCTGTCAACTAAATTATATACCAGAAAATACAATAATATACGTTGACATAGTACCAAGCCTATTTTATGGTCGGGTAGAACTTAAGGAAAGAGACGTTATGACTGACATATCAAAAGGGGCGGTTGAGCGTCATATATTGTGGCTGCAAAAGCAAGCGTACCTACCACACACGGAAAGCTTC